CAACCATTCTTTTTTTCTTTCAAATGTTGATGGAACTTCTCCTATTACTTTAGGTAATCCTGTATCATTCCATCTTGGATGACTATAAGGCTTAGAATAATCTTTTTTACTCATCTACTTCCTCCAAAGCAATTTCATATTTATCTTTCTCTTTATCATATTTTACACCTATTACTTTAAAGGAACAACCTCTTTTATAAAGAACTTCAGTTTCAGCCTTATTAAAATTATTAATGTTTTTTCCTTTAACTGAATCTACAATATATATTCTAATATTAGCATCTTCATTGTATGACAATTTATTAGAAGTTGAAATATATTGCTCATATTTTACTATGTTGTCAATTTCATGTTCTTTTATAAACTTTAAAAGATTGTCTTTATTCGTTATTTCTACATCTCTTATTAAATGTCCTTTATAAGTTGGGGTTTTATCAAGTGCCTTATCTAAATCTTTAATCCATTTTTTATCCTCTTTAGTTAAATAATCTCCATTTCTTAGTTTTTCATTAAGAGCGATAGAAGCAGGACTGATATAATTATTTAATGCTCTTACTTCTTCATCAGAATATTTGATTTTTCCAAAATTATCAAAATCTAAAATAGCAACTGTAGTTGAACGGCAATGTGGGTGCATAGGTGGATAATTAACCCCTGCTCTTGCATCTTTTACTTTGAATTTTTTTCCATTTAGCTTTTTACAGATCTCAGATGTCCTGTTATCTATTTCAGCTAGAAACTCATACTCTTCAATCTCAGCTTCTTCATAAGATAGTTTAGTAGTTTGATTAAAAGCATAATTCAACTCTGTTCTAACAAGCCTCTCAGTATTGTATCTATCATTTTCAAATCTTTTCTCAATTCTATCTGATAGATCTTTAACTGATACTCCTTGCATAAAAGATTGTATTATCTCCTGCTTTAAAACTTTTCCAAGTGCCTCACTGTTGCCCCATATCCTTTCTGAGAAGTTTGCCCCACTCCAAGGCTGTTGCATAAGCATCTTCAAAGTCTTTTTTGGAAGAACTGTATTAACTCCTGTAAGTCCAAAGTCTGTAGTTTGAATCTTAAAAAAATCTCTATAAACTTCACTTATGCCTTTTTCAACTATGTTATAATCCTTGCTTATCTTTTTACTTAACTCTATATCAATTTGAGTTTTAAGACTATCTAGGCGAGTTATACGAGACTTCATTGCAAGAGTTTCAAGCTCTATTCTTAATTTATTAGCTAGTTCCTCATTTATCTCTGATAGCCTCTCTATCTCTGCCTCATACTCTTCAAGTGACATTCTAAATTCTTTGAACTCTTTACTTGTTAAATACTTCATAGCATCTGCATAAGAGAGATCAGTTTTAAACATATATCTAGCAATTAAATCATTAATAGACTTTTGTATCTCTTTTTTAGCTTGAATATAATGTACATCTAGTTCTTTTTTTAAGTCACTAGCCTTTTTATATACCTTATTCTCATTTTCTCTAGCCCTTTTCTCCCAATACTCTTTACTTTTCTTGTTCATTTACATCAGCTGCTTTTCCAAACTCATAATCATTATAAATATTATTTTCCTCAGCTTCAGTTTTCATCTTTTCAAGTTCTGATTTAGCATCTTCAACTTGAGGGAATAGAGAAATAAGAGTTTCATCAGATATTAAACCTTTTAAGTTTTTCATAATCTCTGAGATTTCTTTTAAATTACGAGGCAGGTTTCTAGTGAATACTTTTTGAATGTCAGTAGGTTTAATCTTTAAGCCCAAATAGTCAATTATAAGTTGCAATCTCTTATTGATAGCATCTTTAAAATACATCTCTTTTTGAGATCCTAGCTGTTCCAAAGGTAATAATTTAAATTCAAGAGCAACTCCTGAAGTATTACCACTAAACTTCTCGTCTCCCATGTCTGGAGTAAATGAAAACTTATGAATGTCATCATTTATTCTATCTTTAACATTTTGTGAGTATGTATCATTAACATCTTTTATCAGCCATTTAGCATCTCCATCACCTTGAACCATGAAAACTTTATCATCTTTTAATCTTTGAATATCATCAGGATTAGTTCCTCCAAGATTTTTCAGCACTAAATAAGCATCTGAAAAGTCTGTAAGGTCATCTACTGATGTAGAAACTGCTGTATCATAAGCATCAATATAAGTAATTACATTTTCAAAGTCACCTTTTTGATTTTTATTGTTAGAAAATTCAATGATTGGAACTCCATTAAATCCGTGGAGTTTTTCACTTACTAAGTTTTTAGCATTAGTTAAATCTTTTGCTTCATAATTGCTAGTTACTGTATATTGATATGTAGATACCATTTTTTCATCATAGACCTCTAAAGTAACTTCTATCTTATTAGTTTCAACATGATTAATTCCAAATCTAACAGCTCCTATGATGTTTCTATCAATAGTGTTATCTTTAATCACAAACACATCTCTAGTATCTAAGCATTTAGATTTTAACTCTTGAGCATTGTTAATATATAACAGCTCATAAGCTTTTCCAAAGATTGAAGCATTAAGAGCAAGTTCAAAGTTATTCTTTTGTTCCTCTTCAGTAGCTAGATATTCACTTAATCTGTCATAATCTTGTGTATCTGCATCTGCTTTATAGCTGATAGGTTTCCCTAAAAAATAAGCAGTTGCTATAGTTGAGATATAACTTGCATATCCTGAAACAACTTTAGCATCTGCTTTATTTACAGTTCTATTTCTTTTTCTTAAAATAGCATGATTACTATTATAATAATCAAATAGCATTTGAAGTCTTGCTAGTTCATTATGTCTATAATCTTCAAATCTACTATGATAATCTCTTAGATCCACATCACACCTCCTATCTGATTCCTAAAATGTTTTTATTTAAAGTAACAAGTCTGTTCTGTCCTATATAATCTTCAAGTGCATATCTCATAGCATCCATTAAGTGATTGAAGTCATCCACAGGTTTATTGATAGCTTTTCCAAACTTATCTTTATCCCATGAGTAGTTGCTAATCTCTGTTAAAAAATTGCTGCACCTTGGATGTATGTATATTTTAAAATCTTGTATAAACTGTATTCCATTGTTAATACTATCTTTTCCTTTTCTAGCACCTTTAGCTCTTAGAAGTCCCAAACTTCTTAACTGATCCACACTCTTTTGCTCTGCACTGTCACAAACTACAACCTCTTTGGAGAACCCCATTTTATAAATTTCAGAGTAAATAGCTGTATTTTGCATTCCTTTTTTATAGAACTCATCAAATACATATATTTCTTTTTGCTCCAAATCTAAAAGCCCACAAAAAAAAGCAGCTGGATCATTGGTATAACCAAAGTCTAATCCAAATACTGCTTTTACTTTTTTTCTTTTATCTAAAATCTCTCTCCAGTCAAATTCTAGTTCATGCCAGTTCTCATATACTAATCCTTCAACTATTCCCCAGTTCCCTAATCCTGCTACTTGGTAACGCCTAGGATTATTTATCTTCATATCTTCAAATAATCTTTTATCACTATCATCTAGCCATTCATTACACAAATAATTAGTTGTTAATGCTAAAATCTCATCTGACTTTCTATCAAAGAACCTACTTTTCAGCCAATGCCTTTCATTCCAAGGGTTAAAAGAGATTATAATCTGTTTAAATAAAGGTTTTTCAACAACTCCTCTAATAGACTCATCTAGCATATTAAAATGGGCTTCATCTGTTATCTCATATGCTTCTTCACATTTTGTTACGAATAAACCGTTTCCGTTTATTCTCTATATATTTCTATATAGTTCAGACTATATCTTCACTTTTAAAGTGCCTCCCTTTTCGAGTTCACTTGAACCCTACTCTACTAACTTAAAAAGACCTGCATTTTAAAGCAAGTCTTTTTGTTTTCGATAGTCGTTGAACGTTCTATTTGACATTTTTATAAGTTTTATTATTAACAATTAAGCCAATAACTCTATTTGTAACATTAAATTTCTTAGCAAGAGAAACAGTATTAAATTCTCTGCTATATTTTTTATATACGGATTTTATGTATTTAATATCTTCATCGGTAAGTTTAGCATTAGTATTATCAGAGCCTAAACGAGAGGTTTTTAATTTTAATTTATAAGCATGTTCCATTTGATAAGTTCTATCACACCATTCTAGATTATTAACCACATTATTTTCTTTGTTTCCATCTATGTGATTTACTGTTTCTAAATTTTTAGGATTAGGAATAAATGCCTCGGCTACTAACCTGTGAACTCTGCAAGTAATATCTTTGCCTTTATACATCAGCCTTACTTTTAAATATCCATCCTTTGTATGATTGAGCGTTCTTATTCTCTCTTTCTTTTTAGCAGTTCCACACCATCCGCCTAGACTTTTAACTCGCCCTAAATTACTTACTTGATAAAAACCATTAAATCCTTCAATATCTTTCCAAATTTCTTCTAACATGGTATCACCTTTTTCAACGATTTCATAAGTATATGATACCATAACCGTTTATTATTGTCAAATAGCTTCGCTGCTGATTGCCCTCGACTTTACGTTAGGGTGTTCCAGCAATTAAAGAGGTTTTGATTAATGTGCTGAACCGATAAAGTTAATCCAGCACCAACACAATGTCCCAACTGAAACTGATATTGAAGTGATTTTCATAGGATCATCAAACCCTCTGAAAAGGATTTTTTGACCTGTTGGAGTATAAGTTAACTCCAAAGGACTTTCTTTTTTCTCCCAGTAATCAGCAACTTTTAATCTATTTATTGCCCAAATCAAATCAGAATAGCAGCTATCTTTTAAAGTTCTAAATACTTTTCTCACAACAAGAGTATTAGCATTTTTATACTTCATCATGTTATAGATTATCCAAAGAGCTGTAGTTTTAGACTTTTTAGAAGCTCTTGATCCTTTTACAACTTTATATCTTCCTTTGAACTCCCAAAACTTTTTATAGCCCTTTCCTATGATTTCAGGAAGAAATATATTTAAAACTTTACTCTTCAAGTTGATCCTCTCCACTGATCACAACTGGAATACTTCCTTTTACTTCTAACTTCTCCAAGAAAGCTCCATTTGTTTTTGCTATATACTCTGATGCTTTTAACCTGTCTTGCATCTTAGCCTTATTATTTCTTAAAGTTTCTGTCCAAAACTCTTTTACCTCTGTCATATCTGCTATTCTATTATCTTGTATTTTTTTGTTAAGCTCTTCAATATAAGATTGGATGTCAACAAAAGTCAACAATCTTTGCCCAATACTTTTTGCTGTTCTTTCACTATATCCAGCTTTCTTAGCAGATTCAGTAGCATTACCAGATGCCACATAGTATTCACAGAAAGCCTTTTGTCTTGCATTTAGCATGCTACTTCACCTCCATAAAAATAAAAAAGGAACAGCTCAAAGTCTGCCCCTTGTAGATATCATTTCTATATTTTATATAATAACATATTTAATTAATGACTTTCAATGTCATTTAGTGACATTTTTATTATTTATTTCTTCATAATTTTGCTTTAAATTTAAAAAAT